GCGGGTGGGCCGCAGACTTACACGCTAACGGCATCACCCGCAAACGGCGTCACCTACCAGGTGAAAGACGCCACCGGACATGCTACGGTAAATCCCATCACCATCACTGCCGGCGGCGTCGTGATGATCGATAACGCTACGACTGCGATCATCAACCAGAACTTCGCGAGCCTGTCGGTCCGCTGGAATGCGGCACTGGGCAAATGGCTGGTCTTCTAAAGGTTCTTTTTCCGCTTCTTTTTGCTGTCCTCTCCACCGCGGTGGCGCAGGAGCATGTTTATCCGCCGGTGTGCCCCGACGCCGAGCGCCACGACGTTTGCGAGATAAAGATCCAGCGCAACGACGCGCTTGACGAGATCGCGATCGAGAAGCAGAAGATGGCGGCCATGCAGCAGGCCGAGGAGAAGCTCGCCGCCTGGTGGGGCCGCTACGCCAGCGGCGTGGCGAGGATGAGCGGCTTGGCCGAGTATTGGCAGGGCTACGCCCAGGGCGCGGATAAACAGGTAGTTATGTGGAAAGAACTATGCTCAAGACATCACTGCTCGCAGGCTGGCTTCTAACTTTCCTGGCCTCGGCCTCGGCTTGGGCGGCGTATACTGGCGCTCCCCCGCTGATCGTCACGGACGGCGGGACCGGCGCGACGACCTTCACGGCCCACGGCATCGTGGTCGGCGAGGGCACCGGGGCGATGGTGGCCGTCAGTCCCGTTGCTGACTCCGTCTTGGTGTACGGAAGCGCCTCCTCTGATCCCACCCTCGCCGGCACCGGCTCGACGGCGGACTCGATTTTGGGTTGGGGAGCCGCGGGGGCAGCGCCGGCTCCGGAGGCGTTGACGAGCTGCTCGGCGGCCAACAGCGCCGTCACATACAATACCACCACCCACGCCTTCGGCTGCAACGCACTCGCTACCGGCGGCGTGGCGCTGACGACCGCGACGGCAGCCGGCACGTCGCCCATCACCATCACCGCAACGAATGGGCTCACAACCATCATTTCGATGGGGACCCCGGCCGCTTCCACGATCAACCTGCCGACCGCCGTACAGACGGCTGGATGGAAAGAATGCGTAAAAGACGGCACCACCAATTTCACGACGAACAACGCGACAGTGAAGTCCCCAACCTCCGGAACGATCGATGGCGTCGCTGGCGCGACTGGGGTTGTGATGAACCAGGCGCATGAGGAGCTCTGCTTCATCAGCGACGGAACGAATTGGTTCATCGATTAGTCGATGCATTATGCGATGGCGCTGGATCTTTGCTGCCCACTTGGCGCTGAGCATTTGGGCCGCTAGGGCCTACGCGGCGTTTGATACGCCGGTTCCGTGCAGCGGCTTGCCGGCGTTGGTTGGCGACACGACCACATCGGCAGGCTCGTGCACGACGACCGACACATTGCACAAGATTAGTACACAAACGGCCAGTGCATCGGCCAGCATGTCGTTCACTGGGTTAGCCACATACCTGACCTACTTCCTCGCCTGCAGCCAAGTGTTTCCAGCGACGAATTCCTCTGAGATCCAGGTCCAATTTGGAGAGGGTGGTACGCCGACCTGGAACACTACTGCCAATTATACGTGGGTGGTCATGGCGCTGGGAAGCAATTCTACGACGATGGCAAACGGTGTTAGCACGTCAGATACAGGAATATCACCGGCTGGTGGGGGTAGCACCAATGCATTGGTAAACGCAATAAGCTTCTGGGGATACCTCAATGACGTTACTCTCTCAGGGGCGACGCATGCTTTCACCTTTACCGGATCAGCGCAGGGTGCGAATTTTTATGTCGAGAACGGAGCTGGAACGTGGGCCTCGGACACAAACCCCATCACGGCGGTACGGGTCATCTCGTCGTCAGGGAACCTGAGCGGCAAATGCACTCTCTACGGGTTGGGTCAATGAGGCGAATGATCGTCGCTGGCGTTCTGGTCCTCGCCTTGTTCGTCACTACGGGAGCGACGAAGCATTCCGCCTCCAGTCCCGGCCTCCCCACGACTATAACCCTGACGTGCTCCACATTTACCGCGCTGAGCGGCACCTACGTCGCAGACGACGACATGATGATGCTGCTCAACGGCGAGATGCTCTACTACATTGCCAATGGCAATGTGTTTCCCTCGGCGGCCCAGGTGCCGGCGGTTTCGGATACGAGCGGAGCGGTGCACTTGTTTGCCACCATCGCTGCGCTGCAGGCATTCTACAAGGTCGTGGCCGGCATGTGGATCGCGGCGGAGAGCTACCAAAACCAACTCAACGCGGGGAATAGTCCCACCTATCCCGCGAACACATCGACGGCGTGCTGATGATAGAGCCTTTACTCGATCCTTCCAGGAAGCGTAAAGTAAAGCGATGACATCAATTGATATCGCCAATCGCGCCATCCAACTAATCGGGGACAATCAGCCCGCGATAACCGGCAGCGGCAATTATCCAAACCCGAGCTTCGACGACTCGGCGGCCGGCAAAGCCTGCGCTGCCCTTTACGTCGGCGTTGTCGATACTGTCGGGCGGCAATTCGGGTGGGATTTCGCTCGGTCTATGGTGACCCTGCAACCCGGCAATGTTGGCGCGGGCATACCGTTCCTGTCTGTATGGAAATACGAATATCTCTACCCAACCAACGGTGTGCAGGTCCGCCAGCTTGTACCGGCTACAATCGCTGACCCGAACAATCCACTGCCGATACGCTGGGCGGTTGCCACCGACCTGATCGCTAGTGTGCCGACAAAAGTAATCCTGACAAACCTCGCGGCAGGTTTTGCCGTCTACTCAGGGCAGGTGATCGAGTCTCTTTGGGATGCGGGATTTGCTGAGGTCGTGGTCCGTCTCCTGGCGTCGGAACTCGCGATGGCCATAGCTGGGCGGCCCGAGACCGGCCGGTCGCTGTTGGAGAGCATGCAGGGTTTCGAGGCTCCGGCGGAGATGAGGGATAGCTGATGCCGCTATCGCTAGCTGCGCCGGAGGATATTTGCAATGCCGCGTTGGGCCGCCTTGGATGGAAATTCCGGATCGGTTCGCTCTGGGATGGCGCGACCGCAACCAAAGCCGCGCTCGATATCTATGGCCAGACGCGGGATGAGCTGCTGCGTTCCAAGGATTGGGGGTTTGCCGAGCGGATTGTCTCGCTGACGCTTCTCAAGACTGCCCCGCCGGGCGGCTATACGCCGGTGACGCCGTGGACGGCTGCCTATCCGATACTTCCGTGGCGTTACGAATACCTGTATCCGGGAGATACCCTGAAGGTCCGCTCGATTCGAGCGCAGCCAATCCTAATTCCCCCCTTCGCGCCGCGGCCGAAAGTGTTCCGCGTCGCCAATGACCCTACGCTTACGCCGCCGGCACAAGTCATCCTCACCGATGTTGTGAACGCGATCCTGGTTTACACGGGACAGGTGACGGATCCGCTAGCGATGGAGCCGATGTTTCTCGAGGAGCTGGTCGCCTCCCTTGCGCGCCGGCTCGCCCCGGTTGTTGCGAACCTGGATGCCGCCAAGGTAGAGGCGGGCGATGAAGCGGCTGCAATGCAGGCAGCGGAGAGCAAAGAAGGATGACCGTCCCAGCGGACATCGCCAACCGCGCCCTGGACGCCGCGGGATGGTCCGGCCCGATGATCGGCGATCTTGAAGAGGGAACCGAACAGTCCAAACCGCTGCTCCGCGCTTATGTGCCGGCGTTGCACGAGCTGCTGCGGTCGGCGCATTGGAATTTTGCCCGCAAGCAAGCGCCCCTGGCCTTGTTGGCCGACGCCACGGGGCAGACGCCTAATGTCGGTTCCCTGGTCCCGCCGCCCTGGATCTACGAATATCAATGGCCGATCGATGCGCTGAAGGCGAGGTTCGTCCCGCAGAACGCTCAACAGCAGAATATGTTGCCGCAATTTACGGGCTCTTTCCCGCTGGTACAGGGACCGCCGCTTCCGGGCACAGTGAGCATGCCCGGCATCAATGTCGTAAATCCATTCAATGTACGCCTCGTTCCGGCCAGGTTTTTGGTGGCGCTCGATTTCAACTACCCGGCTGTCGTAGGAGCAATAACCGATTGGAGCCAACTTCCAGATATCCAGAATATACAAGGCGTGGGGCCGCAGCAGCGCACGGTAGTCCTGACTAATGTACAGAACGCGAGCCTTATCTATACCGCGGCTGTCGATTATCCGGATGAGTGGGACGCTCTTTTTCAAGAGGCGATTGTTCAACTCTTGGCGTCGAGGGTGGCATTGCCGCTCGCCAAGGATAAGAAATTCGGCTTGGCGATGCGCGCCCAGGCGATTGCAGCTTGCAAGGACGCGATCGCCCAGGCGCGGATCACCGATGGCAACGAGATGTGGAGCTCGGTCGACCACATGCCGGATTTCTTGCGGGCGAGAAACGCGGGGGCTTCGTGGAACGCGAACTTCGGATGGGGACCGGACGGCGGGGGATGGCCAGGGATTTTTAGCGGGGGCTGGGACAGCATCAGCTTCGGCGACGGTTCGGCGTACTGAGGTGTCATGGCCGAGCCGATCCTACGCCCATCCTTTGTTGTCGGCGAAGTCGCCCCTTCGTTCTTCGGGAATGTCACCAACCAGCACTATGGCATCGGCTGCTCGACGATGCGCAATGCCTTCGTCAGCTATCGTGGCGGAGCGTATTCCAGGGCCGGCACTGCCTTTGTCGGCTTCTCCAAACAGACCGGCCGCAGCGTACCACCGCGACTGATACCGTTCCAATTCAGCCTGACCCAAGGGCTGATCCTGGAATTCGGCAACCTTTACATGCGCGTCATCCAGGACGGCGCACTCGTTACCGAAACACCAATCTCGATCACAGGCATTTCACAAGCCAGCCCGGCCGTAGTCTCGGCGACGAATTCTTTCACAAATGGCGATTGGGTCTACATAACCGGCGTCGCCGGAATGACACAGGTCAATGGGCAGACCTACGTTATCTCTGCCCGCTCATCGGGTTCCTTCGCGCTCAACGATGTCTACGGAAATCCAATTGATTCGAGGGGGTTCGGGGCCTACGCAAGCGGCGGCGCGGCGGCGCGGATCTACACCGTGGCAACCGTCTATGCGGAGGCTGACCTTTCGTTCCTGAAGTTCACGCAAAGCGCCGACGTGATGTCGTTCACCTGCTGG